AAAAAGAAAAAATTTGGATTAAAAAATTAGATACAAAATTAAATGGTTATAATGAAACTGATGGTGGCGAAGGAACATTTGGATGGAAACCAACAGAAGAACAAAATAAACAAAACAGTGAACGTATTAAAAAAATAATGCAGAATGAAAATCATAGAAAATTATTATCAGAAAAATCAAAATCGTTTTGGAATAATCTAACAGAAGAAGAAAAAGATATTAGAAGAAATCAATTTAATTTAACAAAAATTGGTAATCAAAATGCAAAAGGTAAAACCTGGAAACTTTCAGATGAAGCTAAAAAGAAAATAAGTATAAGTAAAAAAGGCCGGATTGTATCAGATGAAACCAAAAAGAAATTAAGTGAAAATAGAATTGGTGAAAAAAATCATAGATATGGTAAAAAACATTCTCCAGAAACCATAGAAAAAATGAGGCAATCAGCTTTGAATAGAAAAAGAAAACAAGAAAGAGTAGGCACCTAAAATCGCCACCAGCCAATATTTTAACAACTATAACTCGTTAGCAGAACAACGAGTAGTGGAAGATTTGATTACTGAATCCATAAAAATTATGGGATTTGATGGAATGTATTGCCCTATATTTAATGAGGAAGACCGAGACATTCTTTACGGTGAAGATCCGGTTAAGAAATTTAGTTCAGCATTTCCAGTAGAATTCTATCTATCAAGTTCTATGGAGTATGGTGGTGAAAGAGAATTCTTTTCTAAGTTTGGCCTTGAGATTAAAAATAACATCAATGTTATCATCTCTAAAAGGTCTTTCTCACAACGAGTACCACAAGCATTATTTACCAGACCAAGAGAAGGTGATTTAATTTATGTGCCGTTTTTAAATGGTACTGGTGAATTGTTTGAAATTAAATTTGTGAATCAAACTAAAGACTTCTTCATGTTAGGTCGTAAGATTCCATATTACTACGAACTTGAAATGGAGAAATTCAAATACTCACAAGAACGCATTGACACCGGTGTGTTTGATATTGATGATGTGGCCACACAATCAGCGTATACAATTGACTTGACACTTACTAGAGGTGCAAATAATTATATACAAAAAGAAATTGTATATCAATCGGCCGACAATACTTATGCTAACGCTACAGTTGTTGCAACAGTACAAAACTGGAGTAACACATCTAATACATTAAGTGTTTCAAATATTGCTGGTGAGTTTGTTAATAATAGATTGGTTATTGGTATTTCAAGTAACGCAAGACACACATTAATAACATTTGATCCTTTGGTAGACAGTGTTAGAAATGAGGTCTATGATAATGAACACATTTACGGTGAAGCCAATACAATTATAGATTTCTCCGAAATTAACCCATTTGGATCCATCTAATGTCAACACCATATTACAATAGAACTATTAGAAAACTTGTAGTAGGTTTTGGTAACTTATTCAATGATATTATAATGGTTAGATATAATCCTGATTTAACAGAATCAGAAAGATTTTTAGTACCTATTGCTTATGCAACTAAAGAATCATATGTAATGAGACTTGAGGAAGATTTGGCATTAGACAAAAAAGTTCAAATGACTTTGCCTAGATTGTCTTTTGAAATGACAGGACTTACATACGATGTATCCAGAAAACAAAACACAAACATTAAGAATGTTGCGTCAACATCAAGTGGTATAAAAGCACAATATAATCCTGTTCCATATAATTTTGATTTTAATCTTTATTTGTATGTTCGTAACATTGAAGATGGTACACAAGTACTAGAACATATTATACCATACTTTACACCAGATTACACAATCAAAATTAATATGGTTCCAGAAATGGGAATCATTAAAGAAATACCTGTCATATTAAATAGTTGTACTTCTGATATAACTTATGAAGGCAATCGTGAAAAAGATCCAAGAATGATTATTTGGACTTTGAACTTTACAGTCAAAGGTTATATTTTTGGTAAATCAACAAGTACAGGTCTCATCACACATTCTATTACATCAATATACAATCAAATTTCTGATGGAGATGTGGTTGAGTTTACTATGAATGCTGCATCAGGTATTGGTAGTTATCAACTTGGCGAAACAGTATATCAAGGTTATACAACACAAACAGCAACTGCAACAGCCAGAGTTGTACTTTGGAAAAATAACATATTACATTTAGATAACATCAATGGTGACTTTACGTCAACACAACCTATATACGGTGTAAACACCAGAGCAAATTATAAGTTTACTTCTTATAATATTACACCTAAGAAATTTGTTCAGATTGATATTACACCGAATCCATCAACTGCAAATGCAACTTCTCTCTATACAGCTAACACGGTAATTAAAGAATACCCATAAAATTATGAATACTTTTGACAAGAATATGGAACAAATATTTGATGTGACACCAATTGAGGAAGAAAAGAAAAAGCCTTCTGAAATCGTTGCAGTAAAATATAATGAACCAGATGTAAAACAAGACTTGACTGATGCCTACCAACAGTCAAAAGAAAACCTGCAAGAAATAATTGACCAAGGTAAAGAAGCCATGGAAGAAATATTAAACATTGCCAAAGCAGGTCAACACCCAAGAGCATTTGAAGTATATGGAACATTACTAAAAAATATGGTAGATGCCAACAAAGAACTTTTAAACATTCAAAAAACCATGAGAGATATGGATAAGAAAAAGGAAGGTGACACCAAGATTGATAAGGCCATCTTTGTTGGTTCTACTGCCGAGTTGAATAAATTTTTGAATCACAAAAATGATTGAAGATGTTGATTTAAAATACGGTGAAGCTTATCGTGACAATCCGTTACTTAAAAAAGCCGGTGTCAAGGTAGAGTACACCGAAGAACAGGTTGCAGAATACATCAAGTGTTCTAAAGACCCAATCTACTTTGCCAAAAATTATATAAAAATTGTTAACGTTGATGAAGGTCTAATCAACTTTAAAATGTGGAAGTTTCAAGAGCAGATGTTAAAGCTCTTTGCAAGCAATCGTTTTGTTATCACTAAATGTCCTCGTCAGGTTGGTAAAACTACCACAACAGTGGCCTATATGTTATGGGCAACCATCTTTACAGACCAACAAAACTGTGCCGTTCTGGCCAACAAAGGTCAACTTGCTCGTGACATTCTAGCAAAATACCAACTGGCATATGAAAACCTACCAATGTGGCTTCAACAAGGTGTGGTTATCTGGAACAAAGGTAATGTAGAACTAGAGAACGGGTCTAAGATTATCGCTGCATCCACATCTAGTTCCGCTATTCGTGGTGGTTCTTTTAACATTGTATTCTTAGATGAATTCGCTTTCGTTCCGACCAATATTGCGGAAGAATTCTTTAACTCCGTTTACCCTGTAATTTCATCAGGTAAAAAGACAAAGATTATTATTGTTTCCACTCCGAATGGTATGAATCTGTTCTACAAACTGTGGATGGATTCTTTGAACAAGAAAAATAACTATGTCAACTTTGAGATTCATTGGTCTATGGTACCTGGCCGTGATGAAAAGTGGAAAGAAGAAACAATCCGCAACACCTCTCAACGTCAGTTCTCACAAGAATTTGAAACTGAGTTTTTAGGTTCATCAAATACATTGATATCTGGTTATAAATTACAAAGTTTAGTATACAAAGACCCTGTTGACCAGCATGATTTATTAAAAATCTATGAACATCCGGTGAAAGAAGGTCATAATGAAGCCAAATCTGACCACTTATATTGTATAACTGTAGACGTTTCTGAAGGTAAAAACCTAGACTGTTCGGCATTTTCTGTGATTGATATCTCACAGACTCCATATAAACAGGTAGCAACCTATAAGAGTTCGTCAATTACACCCATTCTTTTTCCAACTGTCATCTATAATACGGCCAGATATTACAACGATGCATACATTTTGGTAGAGATTAACAATAATCCACAGGTTGCCGATTCATTACATACCGATTTTGAGTATGAAAACTTATGGAAAATTTTTACTGGCAATAAAAAACCACAACAGTTGTCTGCTGGTTTTGCCCGTGGTATTCAAATGGGACTGAAAATGTCACCTCAGGTTAAGGCCATTGGTTGTTCTAATCTCAAAACTTTGATTGAAGGAGATAAACTTCTAATTAGCGATTTTGATACATATTCTGAATTGACAACTTTTATTCAGCAAAAGAATTCTTTTTCAGCTGAACAAGGTGCCAATGACGATATGGTAATGTCTTTGGTTATATTCTCTTGGGTAACTACTCAACAATACTTCAAAGAAATTGTCAATCACGATATCCGTAAACAAATTCAATTAGAAAATATGAATCAAATGGATGATGATGTTCTTCCGGCACCTATCATAGAAGATGGACTGGAACATGATTTTGAAATGGTAGGTGGTGATATGTGGGAAGTTGCTGATGGTAGGGAAACATATTCCGAATACTTCAAAGATTTCCATCGAAGAATGTAAATATGAGCTTTCATAAATATCACTATGGTATTCTTTATTACCAAAGAAAACACATCATAATTCAAGGAGAATAAAATGGCATTTCAAATCTCTCCAGGCGTTAATGTATCTGAAATTGACTTAACAACAGTCGTTCCTTCAGTACTATCTACGACCGGTGCTTTTGTTGGAACCTTTAAATGGGGTCCAGTAAATAAAATAATTACAATAGACAGCGAAATAACGTTAAAAGGCAGATTTGCACCAGAAGGTCCAGATTCTAATTCATTCATTTCTTTTTTCACTGCATCAAACTTTTTATCTTATGGAAATAATCTTCAAGTTGTACGTGGTGTAGGTGCAAATTCTTACAATTCAACATCTAATACATCTACAATCCAAGTAAAGAACAAAGATGATTACGAATATACTTATTTGAATCAAAATAACGGAAACGTTTATGGTCCGTTTGTTGCTAGATATCCAGGTGCAATAGGCAATTCTTTGACTGTTGCTGTGTGTTCAAGCACTTCTCAATTTAGTTCTTGGGCTTACAGTGGTTATTTCACTAGCGCTCCAGGCACTTCATCATATACTTCTGCTGTTAATGGTAATAGTGATGAGATGCATATTGCCGTTATTGACACAAAAGGTTTGTTCTCTGGTACAGCAAATACAGTCCTAGAAACTTTCCCATTCGTATCAAAAGCTTATGACGCAAGTGTTAATGGTGAATCCAACTATTACAAACAAGTAATTTTTAATAACTCACAATACATTTTTGCAATGGATCCTGTAAGTTATGGTACAACCGTAGCTACATGGGGCACTGTTGCAGCAAACACAGCATTTGCTAATGCAACAAATCAATTGATTACATTGGCTTCTGGTTCAGATGAAGTTCCAAACGATGGTAGACTACAAACTGGTTGGGATTTATTTAAAAATAAAGAAACTGTTGACATTTCATTGGTATTGACCGGTGATTCTAGTATTACAAACCAACAATATG